GAAAACACTACAAAGCGTAAAGTTCAAATAGATTTGTTAATATCAGAAATACACGGATTCATTACAACCATAGATGATGTGGTTATGGTAGCCCCTATCATAAAAGAATATATGGATACTGCGGTTCGTAATGATGAACATCTCGTTAAATTAGCTGGTGTATTACAAAGAATTATATCTAAATCACAAGGTGAATCAGATGAATCTATGTTATTGAGTGATGATGAAAAGGCTGAACTAATGGGAACACTTCAAGACACCGTTGATGATTTAGAAAAGGAAAGTCAAAGACTTGAAACAATAAAAGATAAAACAATTCAAAAAGGATACTCGGAGGGTTAGATGGCATCAATATTTACAACAATGGATAATATGAAAACCAAAACTAACTTTGGTGGGAGTGTCAATACACCAATTTATTTACAATTTGTACCTGGTGTTTGTGCTGACAGTGTAACTTCTGTCGAGCAACTTAACTCTTATGGTCAGAATGATAATGTTAACTCTATATTAGCTATACCCCACATCAGAAAAGGTGTTAAAAAGAAAAGAACATCTTTAACTGACCAAGACCGATACTTCCCATTATTGCGTGGAATAGTAGATGTACCTACAAAGGGAGATCCAGTTTTACTATGTACTATTGGTGGAATACAATATTATTTAGGGCCTTTAAATACACAAAACGAAGTAAATTTTAATGAAGATAATTTGAGAGAACCTGATTTAAATTTAAATTCAAAAGAATCTAATCGTGAAACTAAAACAATAAAAGCTAGAGGAGAGTCACTAAATTTTATAAGAAACACATATCACAGAATGTCTAAAAAATGGAATCCTAAATTAGATTTAAGTAAATCTTATAATGAAACTCATGGTGATATGATGTTGGAGGGTAGACATGGCAATAGTATTAGAATTGGTAGTAGGAGTGAAAATCCATATGTGTTTATATCCAATGGGAGACAACCACAGTTTCAACAAGAAGGTTTTAGTGATGGTTCATTAATTGCAATCACTAATAAGGGAAGTTTAAATCAACACTTTGGTGGTTATGCGAAAGCTCTTGCTAATAGTTCATCTCCTGTAGAAGAACAATCTAATGCCGAACTTGAAGTTGTAAATGGATTTATTTTATCATCCGACTATATCAGTCCAAATGAAGAACCACCTAATAGATTAATGTCTAAATTAGTATCAAGTGTAAACGGAGATACAAATGCAAATGATTTAATATATAAATATGGAAATGAGGACGATGAAAATCAAATTTTATTTCTTTCAGATAGGATAGTGATGAACTCTAAGTCTGATGATATTTATTTATCTTCGAACAAAGACATACACATTGGAACAAAAAGACATTTAACAGTTTCTACAGCTGAAAATTTTATAGTTGAATCTGAAAAAACATATTTAGGTGACCCTAACAAAAAAGAAATGGATAATATGGTTTTAGGTAAAAAATTACAAGAGGTATTAAAGGGTATTGTTAATATTTTTAATAAAATACAAATTACAACACAACTTGGTCCTCAAAAAATATTACCAGTAACTGAACCTGATATACAACAAGTATTATCAGATATTAATACTATTATAAGTAATAAACATTTTATAGAAGAATAAACAAGAGGTAACAAATGAAAAAATCAGAACTAAAAGCAATGGTAAGAAAAATAGTTAGAGAAGAAGTGGCAATGGCTATTACAGAAGTAATAACTGAATTAAAAAAACCATCCCAATCAACTAAACCAATGACACCAAAAAAACGAACTCAAAATAGTAGTTTCACATCTAATTCAGTATTAAATGATGTATTGAATGAAACAGCTATGGAAGGTGATTGGAAAACATTGGGTGGTGGTGAATTTACTACTGAAAGAATGAATGATATTGTTGGTAAAAATTATGGTGATATGATGAATGAAAAACCACAACAAGTTCCATCAAGTGACCCAATGTCACAATTCTTAAATAAAGATTATAGAGAAGTTTTAAAGAAAACTGATGAAAAACAAAAACAGAAATACGGAAAATAATAATGGGATTTAAACAGGACTTAATTGATGCTAAAGTAAAAGCTGCTAAAGATAATGGTATTGAAGATTTAGATACTAAACCTGGCTCATTTATTGAGAGAGAAGCTGAATATACAAAAGAAGCAATTGTAAATTTTTTAACTGAGTGTCAGTTTAAAATTACAAAATTAAACGCACCTGTAATCGTTGAAAACTTTAAAACACCAGACCAATCAATTGATATTAAAAGAGATACTATTCTTAAAGACAAAGCTCCTCTATTTAAAACAATTACTCAGATAGGTAACTTAATACCAGGAGCAGGTCCTCAAGTAAATTTACTTATGAATCAAGTTGAGTTAGCTACACAAACTAATGTAGAGATTGTAAGAGTAGATGGAGCTACTTTACCTGGTTTAAATTTATCAAAGGATGGGAGAAATACTTTTAAAAGAAAACAAAGAATTGGTCAAGGTGGTGGATTGATTTCTGATGGTTATGTTTACATTGGAGAAGATCCAGAAACACAAGAATCATTCGATGTTACTGATGAAGATGGACAGAGAGACTTTACAGAAGTGAAATTATTTCGTCAAGATATAGAGGATTTATTATAATGGCTGTTAAAGACACATCAAGAAAACCTTATATAGTTGATAATGATACTAATATTAAAGTTGGTATTGATTTACCTATTAGGCGTGATGATATAAAAGATGGTTGGTTCGCATCAACCACTACAACTATAGAATCTGTAAAAAATAATATAAGAAATTTATTAAACACTACTCAAGGTGAAAGACTTTTTCAACCAAATTTGGGTTTAAATTTAAGACAGATGCTTTTTGAACAAATAACTGAAGAAAGTATAATAGGTATTCAAGATTCTATACTTGACACATTTTCATTTTGGTTACCATTTGTTGAAGTTAGAGATATTGAAATTTTAACAAACAGTAATGATAAAACAATTTTAAGTAATGAGATAAGGGTTAAAATTTTGTTTAACATAATACAAGACCCCAATACTTTAGATTCTGTAACTTTAAACTTTCAAAATGAATAGTAAAATTACATATAAAGTAATGGATATTAATTGGAGATAAAATATGCCAACATATGGTAAAGAAAACTTTAAAGAATCAAATGTAAATTATTTAAATAAAGATTTTGGAGCATTAAAACAATCTTTAATGGATTATGCAAAATCATATTTTCCTAATACATATAAAGATTTTAATGAAACATCACCTGGTATGATGTTATTAGAAATGAATGCATATGTTGGTGATGTATTATCATTTTATGTCGACCAACAATACCGTGAGATGTTATTACCACTTGCTGAAGAAAGAAGAAATATAATTAATTTAGCAACTATGTTTGGTTATAAAGTAAAACCAATTATTCCTTCTTATGTTAATTTAACTTTTACACAAATATTAGACGCTGATGCTAATGATACATCAAAAGTAGATTATTCTACTGGTGGTATATTTAATCCAAGTATTCAAGTTAAAGGAACTGAAAATGAAATTATATTTGAAACATTAGATGTTTTAGATTTTAAAATAACATCTTCAGCAGATACTCAAACTATAAATAGCTATGACAGTACTACAGGTTTAGCTGACAGTTATGTTTGTGAACGGGTAGTTAGAGCTGTTAGTGGAAAAGAAAAATCAACAACATTTACAATAGGAGCTCCTGAAAAATTTAAAAAATTAACAATATCTGATACAAATTTAATCGATATTATTTCTTGTATTGACTCAAATGGGAACAATTGGTATGAAGTTGATTTTTTAGCACAAGATAAAGTTCCAATTGAAACACATTATACTAATGATTCTAATAGAAGTAGTCCATATCATAATAATCTTAGTGGTGAAACATCTGAAATAGCTGTCCCATATTCATTATCATATATAAAAACATCTAAAAGATTTACTCGTGAAACAAATTCTGATAATACCACATCATTAGTATTTGGTAATGGTATATTGAAAGATGGTACTTTAGTTGATGATGGTTATATTGATATACAACAATTAGGAATTACTTTACCTGGTCAATATGATGATTTAAGTGAATCAATAGATCCATTATTGGGGGATGAATACTCAACACTTGGTGAAACACCAAACAATACAACTTTAACTATTAAATATCGTGTAGGTGGTGGTATTAATTCAAATGTTCCATCTGGTGAATTGACAGTAATCCAAGATGGAACAGTTGCAAATGGGAGTGGTGCTACAATTAGTGATATAACTGTAACGAATAAATTACCAGCTCGTGGTGGTAAAGATGAAGAAACAATTGATGAAATAAGAGAAAAGACAAAAGCATTTTTTGCAACACAAAATAGATGTGTAACAAAAGAAGATTATGAGGCACGATTAATGCATATGTCATCTAAATTTGGAAACATCGCAAAAGTTTATGTTTCTAGAATTGATAATTCAGATGGTGAAAATCTACAAGCTACAGAATTTTCTAATGCATTATCTTCAACAGAAAATAGATCATTATCCTTCGTTAGAAATATAAGAGATAATATACATTTACAAATAATTAATGCACCTCAAGATGGAGGAGGTAATTATTTGATAAACGAACAATTAGTGGGAAGGCTTAATGATTATATATTTAACTATGAATTAGATCAACATAGTCAAGATAATGCTGCATCACAAAATTTTAATACATTAAATACTTATTCTGATTTAACAACTTTTTCAACAAATTATATCAACATTTATATTTTAGCTTATAACGATAATAAACAATTGGTTGGTAATCCAATTCAACAAGGAACAAGTATTCCACAATCACTTTTACATAATATAAAAACTTATTTAGATAATTTTAAAATATTAACTGATGGTATCACAATAGACAATGGATATATAGTGAACTTTGGAGTGTTTTTTGACATAGTTGCTGAAAAATATGCAAACAAACAACAGGTAAAAATAAAGTGTATTGAAAAAATTAGAGAATACTTTAATACCGATAAAATGCAATTCAATCAACCAATTTATAAGAGTCAATTAGAATTTGAATTAATGGGAGTAGAGGGTGTTCGTTCACTTAATCATTTAACAATAACACAACAAAATGATTTTTACTATAAAGATGCTGATGGACAATTTAATGGAACAGCTGATGAAATGTTAAGTTCTCCAACTTATCTATACGCATTTAATTCTGAACTTGATAATGGTGACGGAACATATGGTGGGTTTGAAGAATCTGGTACAACAGGTTATGGTTATTTTTATGATTTTGATGCTGCGACAGTTGATGGAATAATAAGACCACCTGAACCAACAACACCCGCAGTATTTGAATTAAAAAATCCAAACGAAAACATACAAGGGAGAGTTAGATAATGCATCATTTTATTTTTCCAACACAAGACACTTGGATTTCAAGTGGATCATC